TGTGTATATTTTATATTGACGTTAATAGACGTATGTGCTATAATAAGGCCATAATGGAAGAGGTGTCCTCAAATTTGAGGCCCCCAGGAAGGAAGGAAATACGTGGCAGTATCAAAAGCACAGCAAAAAGCCGTTACTAAATATGTCAAAAACAAATATGATCGGTTTGGTTTGACAATGCCAAAAGGAACACTTGACACCATAAAGGCCCACGCAGAAGCCCAGGGAGAGAGCGTGAACGCCTTTATTAACCGGGCTATATCGGAAGCTATGGAGCGGGATAAATCTGAAGGAGCGTAGCAGATGTCATTAGATTTAGATACAATTAGTGCCATTGTCGCGGCTATATCGGCTCTGATAGCGGTTGTATCAGTAATAACAGTTTTCTATCAAACAAAAAAAGGGTGGTATGTAAATATTGTCGCACCGCAAAGGCTGCAATGGGCGGAAAACCTTAGAATTGCAGTTGCGGCTTTCATTTCTGCCTTTTATAAGGCGAGTAATTTGATGGAATTTAGAGATAGGGTCTTTTTATATCTGAATCCAAAGAACGAGCGGCACGTCCCTTTGATTGATGCAATAAATACTACTTGTAGCAAAAGAGACGGGGAGCGGAGTCAAGAAGATATAAACAGGGTAATTGAGGCTACTCAAAAGTTATTGCGCTGGAATTGGTGGGTCATCAAAACAGAAGCAACTATTTCACATCGTGCTGAAATAAAAAGAGATAAAAGGATTCAAAAGCGAGCAAACTGGATTGAGAAAAGAGAGCGTGGGGAAGGATAAACCTTTTCCCAATGTCCCTCATTCTATGAGTGCAATCCGCGGTCAAATAGAAGAAGAGAGGGGCCGCCCGGTGTGGGTGGCTCCCTTCTGTTTTTATTCCTCGCTGTTCACCGCCGCTGAAAACCGCTGAAAGTCTGTGACGTTCCCAAACACCCGTAGACACTCTTCTGAATCCGCTGTATCAACATCCAGGCGGAACAAGTCCCAGTTTCCTTCATTGACGGCTTTCCTGCGGTCCTCGCCAGGCCGCTCCAGGCGGGCAATCAGCTTTTCGCCGTTCCGCTTCATGGCGTCAATGCTTTTACGAATCGTGTCGCCGGTCAATTCCTGCTGCATGCCTAAAATATGGTGGTGTTTTGCGGCGATCTCCCCCACCACCCGCTCGGCCATTGGGCACCCCTTGACAGTGTTTAGTGCCTCCCGCAGTTCATCCTTGCTCACACTGTCGCGCATCTTCAATGCCTGGAGCACGGCAAGCTGCTCCTGGGTGGGGGCTTTTGCTGGCTTCTCCTCATAGGTCTGCCGCATAGCGTCCACAATGGCGTAAAGCTCTTTCGTGGCTTTCTGGCGGGCTTCCTCTACCAGCCCTTGCCGCATGTTGTCAATTTCCTGCTTTGCCGCCTGATAGTTTTCGCTATCCTTATACCGCTCCAGGTCCCGATATGCAGGGTCAAATTTTTCGTTGATTGCCTGCATTACTTTTCGGAACTCTTTAAGCAACTGGTAATACTTCTGCGTGTTTGTCATGTCCCGTCCTTCTTTCTGTTACACTAAAAATTCTACTTGAAACAGTGGTTTATGATAGCCCATGCTGTCTTTCATCAACTCTCTATTCGCGTCTTGTATTTCCCCAAATGCTGGAATAATCTGGTTATCCCATGTCTGCCGGTCAATTGCAGAAAAACAGTGTGGGCACTGATTAGCAAACTTGTCCTTGACTTGGTGCCCGTATACTTCCCATGTTCTCCCGCAGCTACATGAAATCTTTAGAAGTCCCAAAACATCCTCCCTTCTATGCAGATAGTCCACGGCGGTAAATCAGACCGTCTAACGCATATGCGCAGGCGTCGATGGTGTGGTTATCCTTGTCTGGCAAGCTAGATAGAAAGTTCCCATCTTTGTCCGTCTCGTAGCTGTAATTCACAAATTCGCGGTAGGCGTTGGGTGTCCTGGCCGGGTCTATCACAATCTTCCTGTGTTGCATCCACTTTGTACGGTATTCCACGCAACCCGGTTCCTTGTAGCAGGACATCGCCATCAAATCCATATCGCGCAGGTCAACAATGCTTTTGGGTTCCGCACAATCGCAGATAATATAGGCGCTGCTCTCTCTATACCGCTCACTCCTAACATCGAAAAACATCGACTTATCATAATGCTTGGCCTTGATTTTTTCCGCTATGGCTCTATTTGACAGACCTCGTTCATAGATTTCATCCAGAAAGAATATCGTGTCGTGCTTGCGGTCATAAGACACACGAAGAAACGCCATCGGGTCTACAGCAAAGCCAAAGTCAAGCCCCTGGTAAATGTACTCCATGTTCTTGATCTCTTGGTCAGTGATAGCTCTAATCTCCAGATTTGGAAATACCTCGCCGCCGGTTCCTGTTGGGTGCCCCAAATACTCATGCTCATAGGCTTTTGGATTCAGTTCCTTTAGCCGCTCCGCCTCGTATAGGAAACTATCTCCTAACCATTCCGGCGGTATCATGGTGTAGTTGGTCAATAAGGTGGCTGCTCTCTTATCTGGCTCCTGTATGAACACATTTGCCCAATTGTTCTTACTGATCGGCGGGTTGAATGTGCGGAACACAACAAATTTCGCCCCCTGGCCACGCATGACGGATTGTAGCACGTTCCGAGTAAAGTTCGGGCCGGGAAGCTCGGAAAACTCTTCAAACCAGATAAAGCGGAAAGTCCCCTTTTTCGGCTTGATGGATTTCAATTTACTTGCATCATCCAGCCCCCGGAAAATGATCTGCGCCCCCGTGGGTATGTACTCGTAGCGCATGGGGCTGACGGTTCCCCTCCACAAATGCCCCACACCCAGGGTATCAATGGCCCAGGAGATTTGAGAAAAAACGCTCTCCCGCATCGTCCCGGCCACAAGGCGGAACACAATCGCGTTGCTGCGGCCGGTGGTGTCCTTCATAATTCCGTTGACAATCTCCAGGGAGGCAAAGGAAGATTTGCAGGAGCCGCGTCCGCCTGGGAGGTTGTAATACTGGTGTGCTTCGGCCTCTATGTCCGCATGGAGCGGGAGATAGACCGGCGCTATATGCTGGCACACGTCCAGACTATCCAGCAGGGTGTAGGCCTCCTGGCGTTGTCGCTCCCTTACCCTTGCCGCCCTCACCTTCTGCCGGAGCCGGTCATAATACATCTTCATCACCCCCAGCCGTTTCCATTTCCTTCAAAACATCGTTAAACTCGGTAAACCGTAGACCGTAGTCAAGCAGGGTCTTTGCCGCTGATATTTGCGCCATGCTGTTTTCTTCATCGTCGGCCACGATCTGGGCCAGCCGGTCAATAGCGGCGGTTAAGTTCTGCTGTAACTGCCGTGTGGCCCCGTCCATAATCCCGGCGGCGGCTTTCTTATATGCGGCGGAAAATTCTGGGTCTTGTAAGTACCCTCTCAAAGTGCTTTCGCCAATCCCTGCGGTCCTTGCCGCCTCTGCCCGTGTACGGCTCACAAGGAGGGCTTGCAGGGCTTTTTCTTTGCGTGGTGTTATGGGTATCACCCCTTTCTTTCGTCGGTTTCTGTGGCTTTCTGGCGGGTTTAGTAGTATATTTTTAACTTCCGGCTATTCATCGGATGCCGCAGGAGCCGCAGGCCCTTGTGCTCTGCCGCCCTGACCGCGGCCCTGCTTGTGCTCATTCTGGCCGCTGTCTGGTCCAGCGAAAGGCCATAGCAATACCGCAATACCACCGCCTGCCGCTGCTGCTCCTGGAGGCTGTCAACAGCTCGGCGGACCGCCATCCGCCGCCGGTCCTGGAAGTCTCTTTCCGCAATTCCGGCGATCTCCTCACTGGCGGCGGGGTCCTCCAGAATATCCGCAAAAGTAAGACTCTCCCCGCTCTCGCTGTCCATAAATGGAGCATCCAGAGACAGCGCATGATGAATAGGGTCCCGCTTGTCTCTCTGTGTACGCATCCCCACCGCCTCTGTAAAAGCCCCCTTCAGTTTCAAACCGTACCATGTGAGGAATGCTCCTGCGGCGGGGTCCCAGCCCTCCAACGCATCCAGGAGGGCCAGAAACGCCACCTGTATGTAATCTTCCAGCACCATGCCTGCTCTCCCATCCATCGCCCTGCACCAGCGGTATGCCCGATCATGCGCAAACCGCCGCACGGCCTCCCATAGCTCCAGCCGGTCAGCTTCTCCGGCCTGCACCGCCGCCGCAATCTCACTCGTGGTCATTGTCAAAGCCGCCTTCCCGTGATAGAATGTATTTGACAAGTCCACACTCCACCACGGGACCGCTCTCATTCGCTGGGGGGCGGTTCTTTTTAGATGGTGGGCCAGGGAACGCGCTTGCCCGCAGCTCTGTCCCGTTCTCTCTGGGCACTGCATTCCTCACAGTACACAGCGGCGCTATTCAAGTCCGCGTGTTCACAGGAAAGAATTTCTTGCAAATTAACCTTTTCCTCTCTCCCACATCCCGGACAAATTGCATAAACGTTATCGTCGTGGATTTCCAGCCTCTTTCCTTTGTACTTCAAATAAAACATTTGTTATTCTCCTTTTTTATGTGCTGTATTTTGGTACATTTCCAGCCAATCTTTTAGGCGCATCGTCACCAGCCACGGCTCACGGCTGCGGCGGTGGAACAGGGTAGGTGCTCCATCGTGGAATTTCTCTGCATCCCTCATGGCCTGTTTCATGGCCTCCGGCACATTTAACCGCTCCACACGCTTCACCTCACAGTGAATGCCAGGAAGCCCCACCACATCAGGAACCGTCCCATAGTTTAAGGCTTGTCCGGGGTCCGCTTCATATCCATATGACCGGAAAATGTTTGCAAGCTCAATCTCTCCGGCTCGGCCCTTGCGCTGGGATGATCTACCGGCCATCTGCAAGCCCCCTTTTGCTACTTTTGCTCTTTGGGTTCACAAACATTTTTTCTGAGCGCGTCGGTTTTCACATCTGGGTCTTTTGCCACAAACTCGCCCTTTTCTCTTATCCAGACACAATCAATACCCTGCTCCAAAAGTTTCTTTAGGTGTGGACCGGGGTCTCCTGACAGGTAAAGATAAACACCCTCCCGGCATGGGTCAATTCCTTGCTCCTCCATCACCAGATCAGTCCACGGCGCAAAGCAAAACGAGGAACCACCGCCCGGATAAAATGAACAGTGCAAACAGGTTTCAAAATCGTTTCGCTTTAGGTACTTTCGCACTTCTTTTTCTATATTGTCCATATTGATCTCCTTTCCTTGTTGCGTTGGGTGAATTGGGTGAGGTTACATTTTGAGGGAATCACCCAGCTAAATTCCTTGTGGCCCAATGGTTTGATGGTTTGGGTGAATTGGGTGAGTTAAAAATCACTAAAAGAAAAAAATAAATATGCAAATAGCTGCTGTGTACCAGCA